CTCATAACGGAGTGGTCATGTGTTCGAGTCACATAGGACCCACCACTTTACAATCCCCCAAACAACGACATTTCAAAGAATTTATAAACTGATAAATCTATTTAAGTTTTTAATGGGTACCAAGATGGGTACCAAGTTTGTCTTTATTTTTAACACTTTTCATCTAATACAACATCCAAAATAGGTTCACTCTCTCTCTTCATTAATTCCTCAAGCTGTTCTATAGTAAGGTCGTTTAACTCTTCAGGAGAGTAATTACCATTGGCATTAAATATGACAGTCTCAGGACTCTTACCAAACCTAGCTTCTTTAGCTATCTTATGTATCTCACTACTTGCTTTTATATCTGCTTGCTTGACTTTAGATATATCTTTTTTCACTTGGTTATTTAAAACGATAGAACTAAGCATAGAGTTTTTAAAGAGTTGTGAGTCAAAGTAGTCAGCACCTACAGATGCTAAGAGTGTGACATCGGCTTCTACTCTTGCTTGTATCTCAGCATTTTCACTACCGACACTCAGCATTCCATCCGTTTTTATAGCACCATCTTTAGTGATACCTTGGTATCTATTGACTCTGTTTTTCATCTCATCATAAACAGAAGTAGCTTTTAACTCTTCTCTGAGCTTCATAGTAGTCTGTTCTATAGTTCCAGCCTTGCATCCTTGAACCCAAATACCGCCAAACTCTTCTCTATCATCATTTTTCCAGTCACTCAGAGTAGATATCCCTACCGACTCTTGTTTTGATATGGTAGTAAGACTCATATCAAGAACCTCAAAGAGTGCTCTACATTTAAACCGTATTTCTATATCATGTGCCATCTATTCCCCTTTTAGCTTTTTAAGTTCAGTTTCTAAACTCTCAGTTATCTCTTTAAACATAGTTGTTTTATTTGTATAAGCATCATTGATTAGTTTCTCTTTTTGAGTCTTACTTAAACTCTTATCATAAGAAACAACTTCTATACTAACTTTTATCTGAGTAAGTGTCTTGTTAAACTTCTTAAGCATTTTATCAACACTTAAATAAGCTTGTTTTTCTTTATCGCTCATGTATGCTCTTATGTCTTTACCTTTATCGATAAAAGCTTCTTTTCTTTTCTTCTCATAACTAGCCTTAACCCCACTTGCCTTTTTCATTAGCTCATAGTACTTTTCACTATACTTGCTTCTAGGTTCTACCTCTCTAGCTTTAAATCTATATGTTAAAAACTCTAAAGCATTTCTCTCAAATGGTCTTGCTCCCCACTCTTTTTTATTCCAAAGTAAATTCTCTGTAACTTCTTCTATCATTTTTGCAGTAAGTCCAAGGTATCCATCTACATAGTGTTGCAGTTTTATAGGACTCGTTCCTGTAGCCTTGCCAAACTCTCTATACATCTTTGGAGTGCTGCTAAAGTATTGGTCACTTAAGTCATCTAAATTTTGCATATTTCTAGGAACTATAGGAGAACCAGTCCAGTTAGTGTTTGTCATATCTTCAAGTATCGGCTGGAACAAACCACTAATATCTCCAACACTAAACATATTTTTAGATCCCCAAAGAAAGTCTTTTACCGCTTGCTCTCCATGCTTAGTATAAATACCATCTACTATAATCTCAGGAATAGTAGAAAATGCAAAACCTATATCATAAGGTCTTGGTACTTTTATATGATTATCTCCAATAAAGAAATGCCAGTACATAAGTTTAGAGTCTCGTGTAAGTTTTTTATATCTCTCATCATCTCTATTTTGAAACCATAAAGCAAGAGTAAGCCCAGCTATCATCCCACCAGTAGCATAAATCTTTATCTTATGTGTTTGAAGCTCTCCAAGTTGATTTTTAAACTTGATTGCATTAGAAAACTGCATCTCTCCATTTAAAGAGAAAATTCTTCTTGCAGTTTTATCTATACCATTGATACCCGCTTTCATAAAAGGAACCGTAGCCATAAACCCACTAAATGTATCGTTACCACCTTTTATGGCAAAGTCAGTACTTACCTCACGAGCTTCATAAGAAGATTGCAGATTACTCTTACCGCTCCTTTGTGCTAAAGAAAAATCTCCAACACGAGTTCCATACTCAAATATATCAGCACCGTACTCCATAGCACTTATAAGTTTACTAACTAAATCAAGCCCACGATTAACCTTTAGCATTGACATGGCTTGTATATCACTTCCAAGAGTTGTTCTTCTTGTTCCATATCCAGAACCACTAGCCATAAACTCTTTAAAAGTTTTTGACTTCGTTACAAAGTGATAAGCACCAGCTATTGAACTAAGTACAGGCTTAAAGTTGTTTTTACTAAGAACACTCGCAGAGATAGTATCTCGCACAAAGTTTGTTAGATAAAAAAGAGGATTATTAGTAATGTTCCAAGTCATAACATTTTTTATAGTCATGAGTCCTTGAACTAGCTCATTGTAATTAGCACTCCTAAAAGAAGTCATCGCATCAACAAGAGCCTTATCATTAACCTCAAAGTAAACAACCTTATCATCTATGATTGCACTATCTATATATGCAGTTTTAGAAGTAGGTTTATGCCCATGAGTCCAAAACTCTAAAGCCTCAGGGTTTTGTACAAGATTAGCTTCTATCTCTTTAACATCTATGATATTGTCACTTGTTATATCACCACTAAGTATCATTCCATCTTTACTTACAGTTATGCCAAGTTCACTCATTATAAGAGCTATCTTTTTAGCTTGCTGTTGAATATCACTTTTTACAAGCTTATCTTCTACACTCACCTTAGTTGCATAAACACCACCCATACCACTCTCTTGAAGCATCTCATAAAATACAGATTTCCCTCGGGAAATTAGAGCCTCTTTAATATTACTTTCTATGCCATTAATAATATTTTCCATTATATCGCCTAAAGAACGAGTACCACCAGTGAGTCTTTGTCCTATAGTTGCTGGTGCTACTTCTCCAAACTGCACACTCTCAGTAACTCTAGCAAATGGAACATAGTTTTTATTAAACTCTTTGAAGTTCTCTCTTTGAGAAGTCGTAATGAGATTCATATTTACATAAAAATCAAGCATCCTATCATTAAACTCTTGATACTCATCAGAAACAGATTCAAACTCAGGATACATTTCGCCAAGGTCAAGCCCTATTTTTATCTCATCTTTACTTATAAGGTTCTCTCTACCTTGTGCCATAAGCTCATTAGCTCTCTTTGCTACAAGATAATCGCTAAAGAGTCGTACTCTCTCTTCTCCTTTAGAAGTAACAGGTGCAAATATATCATTCAAAGCTTTTCCACTATAAGATATATCTCCATTATCTTGTACAGTAGGGATTCCTATATTCATAGCACTATACATAATTGAACTAGCACCATTGACTAACTGTAAGAGCTTATAAGGACTATCAATCGCATCAGATGCATTGTCACCTAAAACTTCTGCTTCTATGCGTTTAATGCTATGTATCTTGTCTATAGTAGCTTGTCTAAAGTTCTTCGCTATCTCTGCTTGACTTCTTTGTAACTTCTTTGCAGTTTTATTTAATTCTCCACCTTGCTTACTTCTAAGGGTTGCGTGAGAACCTTGGTGGAAGTACTGGTGTAGACCCTCTTGCAGTAAAGTCATTTTTTTAAGCAGCACTTTATCTGATGAGAGTTTTACCTCAAAGTCTGCTACCATATTTGGAGCCACAAGTTCAAGAGAATTGTAGTTAGTTAGCCATAGTCTAACAAACTCTGCAAAACCCTCTCTTATTACATTCTTTGGGTTTGTAGTATAGCTGAGTGCTTTTACTTCTTCTTTGTTTCTAAGTATCTCAACTCTAAAGAAACTATCATTCGATTTTTTAGTCTTGTTCTTGTAAAAGAAGTCTAAGTAGTGTGCCATCTCATGAGCCATTACTTCCATGTCACTATAGTTTTTTACTCGTATAGCACTATCTTGTCTTTTGTAAACACCTAAAGCACTCTTAGCTTTTATTTTTGCTTCGTAGAGTCTATTGCCTATAATGTCTTTAAGATATACTCTTAAGCTATCAGCATTTATAGGAGCATCTATGCTTGGAAGAAGTACAGTTTTTACACCTATGTCTATAGTTCCATCTTTAGAACGAGTCGGCATATTTGAAGAAGAGTAAGTAGGTATATAGTTCGCTCCAGCTTCATCAAAACCATTAGCACGAGCATAAGCATCTGCTTCTTCTTGATTTTTTTTCTCTTTTTGAGTCATATTGTTATTAATAGAATGGTTCATCTTGTTTTGCATATAACTATCCGAGCCACTATCGCTTACATTCTCTTCACTCTCAAGTATCTGTTGCTCTGTGTATGCAGCTTTTATGAGAGCTATATCTACATTCACACCATCTTTTGTATACTCATCAGTGATAAACTTAGTATCTGCAAGCTGTGTAGCTTGCATCTCTCTTCTCCCATCAAGCTTACTCTCAATAGTTTTTATATCATCTCTTATCTCTTGAATAGTGTTTTCATATTTTACTTTTCGAGCTTGATTATCTGAGATATACTTCTCTAGTTTAGCTTTTTTCTCTGCTACATCTTTAACAGCTTTATACTCAGGGTAGTTCTTCTCTTGCAAGTTAGACTCTACACCTTTTATTCCGTTTTCATAGTTTACAATAGAACCCTGCTTAATTCTAATATCAGCTTCAAGTTTTGTCACTATATTTTTAAGATTGTTAGCGTCCACTACAGCATTATCTATAACTCTCTGTTTTCTAAGTTTCTCTCTCACAAATGGATCACTCTCTAAATCTATTATAGCTTGATATGGGTCAGTCATAGACTTGTTGTCTATCTTAGAAACACCATCATTATATACAATATCAGATGTATCACTAAAACCATATATGTCGTTAAACCCTCTCTTAGCAATAACAATGTCATAACTTCTTTTATCAAAGGTTCCAAGTTGGAAGAACTTATGTGTTCGTACAGAAGCATTTTCATTACCTTGTCTTACACCACGGTTATTCCTCTGCTCTATTTCATCAGGGCGAAAAGGAATATCTAACTGATATATGTCAGTAGTTTTTCTGTTTAGGTCTACTCCAACACCAAGCTTAGATGTATTGCCTATAATGACTTTTATCTTTCCTTCATTATACATATCCATGATTTTGTTTAACATGTCAGGTTTAATAGAACCCTTTGAGACTTTACCAGTGTTATGGTTTACAAACTCACCACCATTAACAAACACAACCTCTGTTTCATCAAAAAGACCAGTAGCTAAAACTTGCTCTCGTATCTCTTGGTGTGTAGAAGTTGTAGTACCATCAGGATTTTTTACTTTTAATCTATCTAAAAATATTATCTGTCCGCTATCAGGGTTCTCTTTATATTGATTTTTAACAAGGTCTACTGTTTTTAATATCTTGTTGTTTTCTATCGTAGCTTCATCATTAACAATAAGCTCTGAGAGTTCATCATGTGTAAGTTCAGACTTTCCTTTAGTGCCTATATCGTAGAGTCTCAAGTCTATAGATGCACTTCGACCTGCACCCATAGGAACAAGTGCTATCTCTATACTATCAGCAGTTATTGCACCAGATTTTAAAAGTTTACCATCTTCTATAGCTTGAATAAGTCGAGCTTGCACATCCCCAAAGATTACCTCCCCAGCTTTTGAGAGTTTCATATAGTGTTCTACTTCTATCTGCTTAGGTCGTGGTAAGTCAGGCATAGACTCAAAACCTTTATAGTCTACATATCTATCAAGTATCTTACCTAACCACTCCAAGTTTTTCATACTACCGAGACCTTCTCTTTTTACTATCTTACCAATACTATCTGTAGTCTCATAATTTTCAATGTCATAAAAAGTATCTACAAAATCACTAGAAGCTTCTATGCCGTACTCTAAAAGGATATTCTCATCTAGGTGTTGCAGGAGTGTATATAGTTCAAGAGGTTTGTTTGGTGTTGGTGTCCCTGTGAGGAGTATTACATTGTTACCATTGTTGTTTTGAGATACATATTTACTTTTAAATCTAAAGTCATAACTTCTCATAGAACCAAGAGTAGCAGAGTAAGGCTCTGCACCATCTTTAATATCTTTAGTAGTCAGACTCTTTCCAGCTTTATCGGAGTACTTGATAGCTATAGTTGCCCCAAGTCCACCTTTAACATCTTTACCTTGCATACCTATGTTTTTATAGTACTGCACTTCATCTGCTATAAGTCCATCAAAGCCAAGTTTTGCAAAGTCAAACTCAACCTCTCCACCATAAGCTTGTCTCAGACCTACTTTAAGAGCTTTTCTTTTTTGCTCCGCAGATACTATCTCTTTTTTATCTTTTTTACTTGCATCATCTGTAGCACTCTCTTCTTTTATCATCTGAGCTACAAGGTCATCAACATACTCACTGAGCACATCACTAGGCAGACCAAACTTTTGAAACATTGTATCGCCAATGATAGTAAAGTCATATCTATTATTAGCAAGGTCAAATGCCATCTGCTCTTTCTCTTCACGAGAGAGTTGTGTCCACTCTTTAGCATTACCTTTATTCTTTCCACTCTTCACTTTTGGAAACTCGTAAACACTAGCATCAGGATACAATTCTTTAACAGTTTCTTCCCATTGTGCTATGGTATTTACAGGAACAACAAAAAGAGGTTTTTTCATTACACTCTGATCCAAAAGGTTTTTAACTGCTACAACTGCTGTGATTGTTTTTCCTCCGCCGGGGGCAAAAGCTAAAACACCTTTTTTATTAAAGACTATTTTTTCAGCACCCTCGGCTTGATGCCCTTGCATTTTAAAAGGTTTACCACGAAAAGACTTAGGTAAATCTCTTAAGAGTACACCAGTCATTTCAGGTCTTACATAGAAGTTTGAAAATCTATTGTACTCATCTGTAAGTATTTCAGAAAGTCCAACACTTTCTATGTATTGCATGACTTTAGGAACAAGAGTAACATTTAAAATCTCTTCCGCATCCATAGTTCTTTGGATATTTTCAGAATCACTCTCATCTTTGAGCTTTGGTGCAAGGGCTGTTTTATTTAAGTATCTGTTATAAAGTTCAGCATGAGAAGCATTCCCATTAAAAACACTATCATTAACTTTAAGTTCTCCCTTTTGCACTGCAAGAAGTTTATCTTTTACAACACTCGGTATCCAAGACTCTCCGCCCTTAACTTTTATACTCTTGTAGGGAATCGCTTTGGGGATAATACCTTTAAGGTTTGTATATTGAGCCTTATACTCAGCACTTGAAATATTACCACTAGCATTAAGATTTTCTAAGTTGTCTAGCTTTTTATAAACATTACCAGCATAGTACATAAATCCAAGTTGAATTTCATTCTCACCACTTTGTACAAAAAGACTTTCGCTCTTTAGCTGCTTAATATCATTTGAGTTTAAAAACTCATACGATTTAGAAGTATCTATGATGCTATCAAAGTTTGAGTAAAAGAGTGCTCTATCCATAAGAGGGCTAGATGAGTCTATCTTTATATCTCCACTATTTTTAAAACGTGTCTTTTCTCCATAAATAGCAGCAGGGTTAAAATCTTTGTCAAAGTAAGACATAAACTCTTTGAGTTTTACATCTGCACGATTAGCTTTCATAAACTTTTTAAGTCCAAGGTCATTATGTGGAGACTTCTCATATATCTCTTTATAGGACTCTATCTCACTAAGTGCATTTTCTAAGAGTGTTTTACTTTCTTGATTTACCGCATCTTCTGTTAAGGTCATGATTCTGTTTAAGTGCAAAGCCTTATTTGTATTGTTTCCTTTGAGTTTAGTTCCAAACATTACTATCTGCTCAGAGTCCCTAAAAGTCACTACTTTGTCAAAGAGAGTAAAACTATCACTTGTAATTTCAGAGAACACCTTTGTGTCTTGAACAACTTTCATAACAAGGGCATTATTTTTAGCATAGACTCTAGCTTCATCTAAGTCTACAAAATTGCTCTTTTCTTCTTTAGACTTTTTAAGTTTTTTATATGGCTCATAATTGAGTTTGATTTTTTCTAGATTACTCTCGCCTCGAACTATCCAACCCTCTTTACCCATCTTAGTTTTATCTTTATCTATAAGAACTTCATCCCCTAAAAGAAACTCAGGGTTAGCTATGAAGTACTCATTCATAGCAAATCCCTCTCTAGAGCCAACATTGATAAAGAGATTGTTTATGTCATTTTGTCTTGACTCTACACCACTAGGTCTTTTTTGTATGAAGATTATATCTATCATAGTGTCTGTATGAGAATTTTTTGCTTGACTCTTCTCAGGTAGTCTAAAAGCCCCTATTAAGTCGCCTCTATCCATAAGATACTTTCTCAAACTTCTAGCCGTAGTAGTCCCATCCATAGTACCAGTACTTGTCATAAACGCGACAACACCATTATCTTTTACCTTGTCTATTGAATGAGCAAAGTAAAAGTTGTGAATTGCTTTAAACGCTGGCTTAATAGTCATGGCATGTTCTCTCATAAGCAACTGCTCACTTGCAAAAGGAACATTAGAGATGATTAGGTCGTAGTTTTTACCAGCGAATGTTTCATAAGTTTCATCATAAAAGTTTTTTATTTGAGGGTATAACCTTTTAGTCACTTCTATATTTGTAGTGTCTATATCCACAACATCCCATGAGGCATCAGGATTAAAGCCTACAAAGTTACCACTTCCAACTGCTGGCTCTAGTACCTTGTCCATAGTGATACCAGTACTTTTTAAAGCGGAGTACATAGCATCTACTGTTTCATAGTTTGTATAGTGTTGATTGATAGAGTTTTCATTAACTGCATCAAGCCCACCCTCTCCAGTATAGTGTCTAAGTATCTCTCTATCTGCCTCAGTTATCTCTTCTAAAGGTTTTTTGATGATGTCAAGGGCAGAAGCATTAAACTTTTTTCTCTGCCCTTTAGTTAGTTCTACTGATTCTTTACCTACTAGGCTGTAGTTCTTTGTAGGAGTGAGTCGTTCATTAGGTTTTGGTAGTACTGTGTCTGCATTAGTTGTTTGTTGCTCATTGAGTTTATCTTCGCTAGTGGTCGGAAGTCTGTCCACTCTTTCATCTTTTGTGGGTACTTCATTTCTATTGCTTCTATCATCACTAAGTCTGTCAGGTCGTTTATCGCTGTTTGGTACTGACTTGTCACTTCCTTTATCGCTTTTGGATTCAGGTGTTTTTTGTTTTGCAGTTGGTACTCCAGCTGTATCACTTGTTCTGTCAGTTGTTGTACTGCTTTTATTTTCGCTTGCATTTTTTGTTTCCTCTCTTTTAATTCTATTTTCAACTTCATATATTATATCATCTATAAACTCTTTACTGTCAAGTTTATGTGTAGGTATGAACTGATTATTACCATCAACACCACTCTTTGAAGTGGTCCTAAAAAGATGCCCACCAACAAATCCATCACTAAGAGTATAGGCATCATTATTGGAGTCACTCTTGTAATCTAAGTCATAGTTTAAAGAGACATATATCCCTATGTCACTCTTTGGTTTAAATAATTTAAAAGTAGTATTTCCTCCTGCTTCTGCAATGTTATCACTTACTCCATTATATGAAAGTTTTTTACCCTTAGCATTCAGAGCAAACTCATATCCTAGTCTATCAGCTAGTTGTTTTACATACCTTGCTACATCTTTTTGAATCTGCTTAGAGATTAACCTGCTTGGTATCTCATCAGTAACACCTTTAGTGCTGTAGACCTTAGCACTATCAAATATTATATCTTTTGGAGTTTGTCTATTGTCACTAGCATCGCTGTCTCTTGTGACTCTTGTTTGTCCTTTGTCAGACTTAGCTGTCTCTTGTAAGTCTGCATCGCTTCCTCTGCTAGCTGTGCTATCTTTTCTTCTTTGAGTTCCATCTTCATACTTTTTGATTGTATCTTTATCCAGCCCTTCATATTTTCTAAGTTCACTTTCATTTTTGTATACCTCCCTTGTTTGATTGAGTTGTTTTGCTTTAACATCTAGTGCGGTAGCCATTTCGTTTAAAGCTATTGTAGTAGCTTCATTTTTTGGTAAGTCTCCACTCTCTAGTTTGTCTATAAAGTTTTTGTACTTCTGCTCGCTACCATAGTAACTAGCCTTAGATAGTTTAGATACGAGATAAACTTTAGAAAGATTACTATACTCATACTCAGGAGTAGAACCAGTCCAAGATGCACCCTGTCTAATACTATCTTCTTTTTGTTTATCAAGTTTAAAATCTGTCAGTTTGCCATCTTTTTTTATTTCAAGAACACTTCCATCATCATATATCTTGTAGTTTGTATCATTTATAGATACATCTGTAGTTATTTCATCTTGCTTGCTTGAGGGTACTTCTGTACTACCATCTTCTTGGATTCCTCCTTGGAGTATCCCTCCTCTTGTAGTCTCTTGTACATCTCCATTATCTTTGGTTTTACTTTCTGAAACTCCCGTCTCACTTCTCGCTCCTTGAGTCTCTGTAGTGTCGCTTGTTCTTCTTGGGATTGTGCCATTTTCTACTCCTTTTAAGTTATTCTCTAGTAAATCATAAAGAGCTTTTTGCTCTTGTATCTCTATCTCATTTAAGTCCCATCTCCCATCAAGTTCATCAAACCTAATTATCTCTTTTACAAGATGTGGGTCTCCTGCACTATGTAAAGCATTCATCGCTCTATCTGACAACTCCGTATATGTACCATTATTTGCATCTGTAAGTGCTGTAATTATATCACTATATTTTGTAGTATCACTCACTATCTCTTTTGCCCATGATGGAGTAATATACTCCTCACTTGCTTGTGTATCAAAAAGAGCATTTTGTCCTGTTGGTTCTAGTCCAGTAAGTGAACCCTGTTTGCTCTGAACTTTTTTAGTATTAGTACTTAAAAAGTCATAAGCTCTTTGAGTCTCAGCAGGTGTGTTCTTGTTTTCGTAGTAAGCTCTCTCTTCTTCTGCTATGTCACTGGTACTAAGTTTTTTGAGTCGAGCCTCTTCGCTCTTGTCTGCATCAAAAAGTTTTTTATTTGCTTGTGCTAAAGCATCTTCACTATATCCATAAAGCTTTTCATTGAGTGCGAGCTTTGCATCTATTGCACTAGGAGTAGGTTTCTTCTTCCCTCTCGCATTAGCTTGTGACTCTTCTATTGATGGTGCCGAAGAAACTATACTAAGAGTACTTGGACTTACTGCAAACTCTACACCATCAGCATTTATTACTGCTACCTTTTTTCTATCATAATTGTATTGATTATCACTAGGTGCAACTGTCACTATACTGCTTTTACCATCTGAAGTGGTATACTCAACTTGTTTTCCACTCTCATAAGTGCCAATATTATCAGCTTGAAGTGCGGGACTATCATCTTCATAAAGATTTTTAGCATTTTTTGGTGCTGTTTCTATTTTGGTAGCAGTAGGCTCAATAACTTGTGTCGGTTCTGCCTCTACACCTTTAGGTTCTAAAGCTATCTCTTCTGTACTTCCTATCTCTGCTTCAAGCTCTTTAAAACCTATATCAATAGCATTAAGTCCATCTTCGTTTAAAACATTGAGTCCTTGCTTTTTAGCATCTTCGACTATGACTTCTTGCATATTTATATTCTCTACTGCTTCTACAGGTACTTCTACTTCAGGATTGTTTATAACAAAGTTAGTAAACTCATCTTGAATAGTTTTTACTTTTACCTCAAGGCTTTGTTTAAACTCTATATATCCATTATCATCCACAGTAGCAACAAGACCATTACCAAGAACATCTCTCTTGTAAGTATCTAAAATATACTCTTCTCTTTGAGTCTCTCGTTTTTTTGCAGAGTACTCATTGAGTGCCATACTACCAGTTGCAGTAGCACCACTAAGAGTACCTCCCATACCAGCACCAGCAACCACACCAGCTAAAGAATTATCTACATACTGCTCAACACTGCTAAGACCTTTCTTCGTACTTACTTCTTCTCCAAACATCTCTAAAGGATTTTGTACCCCCTCAGTAACACCCTCTTTAATAAAACCATCTTTCATCTTTGAGCCTATCTCTTTGGCAACTTCTGTAAGTTTACCATCAAGTGCTTTTTTACCAACACTCTGGACAACATCACTAGTCATAGCTTTAAGACCGAACCTATCCAACAAAATACTTCCTATTGTAGTTGGTGCAGATATAAGGTAGTCAGTAGCATTAGGCTCTTTTCTATTTTGATTTTTTGCTCTCTTCTCAGCACTCTCTTGAAGTCTTGAAGCATAGTACAGTGGTAGGGTAGCTACCATCTCTGCCATATCAACACTACTAGCAACTCCCTCACTTCCCACATAGTTTCCAAGCTCTTGCCAAGCATCAATATCAAACACTCCACCTGTATTAAAACCTTTTTTTACCTCTTCCCACGAGTGAGTTGGTTTATCTTTTTTGTTGAGTTTAAACTTGTTTTGCTCATAAACAAAGTCATTTAGTTTATCACTAGCATCTTTGAACCACTCTTTCCTTTTTTTGCTCTGAGCATCCATAGCATCAGTAGATATTCCAAGATACTCTATAGGGCTTTTAATGTTTCCTAAGATATTGTAAGTACCTTGTATTGCATTTGCAGTTAGCTCATTAGTTCTATTTACAACTCTCTTAGCTAGTTCAAAATCTCCAGACTCAGGGTTAATATAATCTTCTTGTGGTTTGATGTTGTCTTCAAATGTAGCTATATCCATAGTACTAGTGCTGTCTTGATTAAAAGAAGTATCTGGAGTCTCTATTGATAATGGTTTTTGCTTTATAGTAGGTATACTCCCATCAATATTTGGGGCAGTTGGATTGTGAATTGACGGATCACTTACAGTATCATCTTGTATGTAGTTTTTTGGAGGGTTTACAAAGTCGACTACTTTATCAACAGTATCACTCACATCAAAATCAATTTGTGCATTTATAAAATTATCTCTGATGCTTGTTTGTGTAGATGTATCAAGGGCAGTGAACTCATTATCAGCTATCTCAGTATCAAAATAGTTAGTAGCTATAGTCTGTTTTTCTTTTAAGTCGAGGGATTGAAATTCATTGTCGTTAAATGTATCTAGCTTTTTCAAAATATGCCTTTATTATTATATAAAGGCTTATACTAACGAATAAAAAAAGATTAAGTGGGGTCTTTAAAAGCACCAGTTAATTTTGATAATCTTTCCATGAACCGCTTTGCTTTTGAGTAGTTTTCTTAGGACTTTCATTTGAAGCTTTTTTTAACAAAACATTACCATCAGCAGTAAACTCATAAAGGTCTGGGTTTTGGTATACATGTATTGCTAAACTAGGCTCAAGCTTGTACTTTTTAGATATTTTAGCAGCCCCAGATACAGTGTTTTGGTACTGAACTTTAGTTGCATCATCAAAATTAAAGTTAGGGGCATCCATCCCCATAGCTGTTTTTACTTGTGCTGCTATTTTTGCATCGGTTATCTCAGTATATTTAAAACTATCATCTTTAGAGTTTTTAAGTGCAGCCTTATTTAACTTCTCCTGCATCTTAGATAATTTTGTAGCATTTTTAATATCTTTCTCTTTTGTTGTTAATTTAGATAGTTCTGCATTCTTTGCAAGTATCTCTGCTTTTACTTTTGCTACAGTTGTTGCACTTACATTAGGGTTGTTTTGCATCCATACATCAAGAGAGAGTCCATCTTTTGCACCTACATTGTAGAGACTTGCATTTTTATATGCACTCTCATCTGCTATCTTTTTGAAGTAAGCATCTTCTGCTTGTAGGTCAGTAGCACTTGGCTTAACATTCGCGTCTTCACTTGCAAAAGCACTATACAATGGACTAGACTCATAAGCATTTCTATCTGTCTGCCCTAAGTAGCTTTTCCCAAAAGCATCACTCACATCTTTTTGTGCTTGCTCTGCTTCTTGTTTTACTACTGTAGCATTTCTTTGTTTAGTCTCAGCATCTACTAAATCAGAACGAGACTTCTGTGCCTTTGCATCTACCATATTTTTTCCTATGCTTGCAAAAGCATCCCCTAAGTTCTTAAAAGCACTCCCTCTACTACTCGTAAGTCCTCTAGTATCTACTCGTGAAATATCCCCTTTAAAAGAATCATACCATCCCATTAACTTGCCCTCCTGTTAGCATCTAACATATTTTTATCCATCTTTGCTCTTACATTTTGCTTTGAGACAAGCGAGTTACTAAAAGCTTTTTGCAGGTCTATCTTATTCTTGTCTGTCAAAGCCTTTGCTCTTGAGTTGTTTAGAGTAGCCTGAGACTGTTTGAGTAACATCTCTAGTCTTATGTTCTCTTGCTCGAGCTGTGCATTTTGTTGTGCTTGTGGAGAGTCTTGTGCATCTTTATCTCTTTGCTCTATGATCTCTCGTATCTTATTTGCACTTGGAGAGTCACTATCTCTGAGTATGTCAGGGATTAGGTACTTGACAAGTGCTGGGTCTGTGCTTTGAAGTACTTTGAGTAGCTCTACATTTTGTCGTAGTCTCTCTGCACTCATAGAGTTAGACTTCGGTTTAGCAGTAAAGACAAGGTCATATTTACCTACAGATATAGCATTTTTAGCTACTGGTCTTACCTCCCCACCACTCACATTCTCAAACTCTACACCACCAAACTCATTCTTTACAGGTTCATTCATCATCATAAAGTCTTGCATATAGTCTTCATCTATTATGCTCACAACTCTAGCCGAGTCATAGTACTGCTCTACAAACTTTACGGCTTTTTTTATTATCTTCTTTTGAAGATTATCGCCCTTGTTCATAAAACGACTCAGCCCTACAAGTCCTGTCTGTATTCTCTGCTCTTGTCCTACTCCACTCATGCGGTTGTTGGCAGTTCCTAGCATCTCTTTGTTCGAGTTAAGCAGCTCACTTATCTGCTGTCGTGCATCTATGATGATGTTGAGTATCTGCTGTATCTGAACATTTTGCTTGACATCTTTTATGCCGTTTACACTTTCCACCATAACAGTGGCATCATCTCTGCTGTTCTCATCTGCAAACTTTTCTATGTCCTCATCTATGAGAGCACCTTTTTCTACATATACTTTTTGGTTTGCAAGCATATTTTGTAGTCTTAGTTTTGAGTAGTTTATGTTATCTTGTAGAGGCATGATGTCACGGTATAGCCCCCAGTACTTTATCTTTCCCTTAGTATCTCTTCCTAAAAACTCTACTTCATAAGGGAAGCCATCAAAGTCGTATGGTGTTTCATTTTGAAGTAGTATAGTTCTATCACTCCAGAAGCAGTAGTAAAACTTATCTTTTTTGGCTTGCTTATCCCACTTTCTGTACCAAGTGTAAGAGAGAAGCACTCTATCTCTTATGTGTGCATCAGCATAAAGGTCATCATCTACTATGTCTGAGAGATGGTTGCTTGAGTTTAAAGACTCTATATCTTTTGCATCAAATCCAAGCCCGTAAAGGTCTTCTTTGTCTATCCAAAAACAACGAGTGATATACCTTGCATCTTTGTTGTAGTTTTTCCCGCGGGAAAATGGGTCAAGGTATATCTCATCCGCAGGAACATGGTTGATGTCAAGGTCTTTGTGTTCTCGTCCAAATTCATCATACTCACCACTAGCACTTATACTGAGTTCTGCAACTGCTAGTCCTTCTATGCTAAGCTCATCATCAAGTGCGTCTATCTGCTCTTCATACTCACTTACTTGAGTTATGGCTTTCATGAGAGCATTGAGCATATTTGCCCCTGCTTTATCTTTTTGCTGTCTTCCAAAGAGCTTTATATCTATGCGTCTCTCTTTTTTAAACCCGAGTATGGCATTGTTATGTTTTGCTATCTGGTTTTCATACTGCTCTGGTTGCTCACGGTTGGCTAGTATGCCTTTTATGAAGTCATCGAGTTGGTCACCATTATAGTACTCTCTTACTTTTCTACTAAAAGCTTTTGTATCTTTAAAGTGGCGAGCTGACTCTCTGAGCCACTCTACTAAAAGTACTGTATCTTCAAACATCTTTTAACCCCTAAGCCATTTGAGTAGTGTCTTCTATCTCATTTCCAAGTGTATCTTTTTTCTTTTTCTTTTTCTTTGGGTTCAAAGAAGAGTCCGCAAACGCATCATCTAAGTTCGTTTGTGCTTTGTTGTATCTTGAGAGGGCAAGTTTATCTTGTGCTACTTGATAGTTAAACTGCTTATCTATCATCTTGTTTCTTGCTGTATCTGTTTGGTACTGTCCGTATGCTCCAGCCAAAGCACCGACACCTTGAACTATTGCTCCTGCATTTCTTTCATACCATTTATCTTTTGCCATTATAAAATCCTTTATATTTTTTGATATTTTGAAGTAACACCACTTGCTCTAGTGTTTATGTCTGCTTTTAGCTCAGATAGTGCTATGTTGTAAAGCTTTAGATAGTGTAGGTTTAAGTTTCTCTCTTTTGTGTTTCTCGTTGGCTTTTCATATATGTCAGACTTAAACAGAAGCTTGAGTGCTTTTATATAACTAACAGGGAGTTCTATCTCACAGTTTATATTTTCTAGTACTTTTGCATGTCTGTAGACTATAACTCCAGTAGTATCAGCAGTAGGTATCTCGTTTATCACAAATGTGTTTTGATAAAAAGAGTACCTTGCTCTTTCCTTCGTGATGTGAAAGTTCTCTATGGGAGTATACTTAAAGGTAATCGCATCTATTGTAAGTGTTATGTTTCTCAGCGCTTCATAGAGTAAGTAGTACTCTGTTTTATCTTTTCTTATAGCTATAGTCTCTTTAGCTATAAAAAAAGGAAAATCAGTCTGCAAAGTAGCATAGCTACTTTGTAGTTTGACAAACAACTCCTCATCCTTCCACTGTTGTGACTTCTCTTGTAAGTCACTTCGTATCTGAATGATTAAGTCTTTTGCTTTCACTATTTTGCCTCTAAGTCATTTAGAACTCTTGTGAGTTCTACATTTTTACTAAAAAGTGAGTGTATCTCATTTTCTAGTGCTTGTGTTTTCTCCACAAGAGCCTTTATTTTTTGCTCAGAGGAAACATCTGCTTTTACAAATGAAATCTCATCAACACTGACAAACTCATCAAAACCTTTATGTACTAAGTTAAAAGCGACTTTTTTATCTACTATGACAATATCGCCTTTTACAAGCTTCGGCTTTGGTCGAGCTAAGGAGGTATTGAGTACCTTAGCCTTAGTCCCGACATACTTGATAGCACTATAAGGTGCGAAGTATACTTTAGCCATATAGTACTCCTAGTACTCTTGCTTTGATGTTGCAAGTTTTGCATAAGTAACTGTGATAGTAGCCTTACCAGTAGTAGCAACGCCACCAACTAAATCAACAACAATAGCAGTAGACTGAGTAGCAGTGAACTGTCTTTTGTTAAAGTCAATTCCCTTTACTGTATTTGCAATAGTCGCAGGGATAAATCTTGCATAATCACCCTCAATTCCAACACTAATAGTATTGTCATCCGCAGGTGTTGCGTTTTGTCCATTAAACTTTTCATCAATGCTTACATTTACCGCAACGATTCTAAAACCCTCTGCGATACCCATGAAGTCTAGTGTCTTACCAACATCACCAAAACCTACATCAAAAGTGATAGTACCACTATCTCTAATCTCACGGTTTTTTCTTTTAACTATAATTGCCATACTCTACTCCTACTTTCCAGTTGAAGCGATAACTGCTACAACACCATAATCTTTGTTATCAAAGATACTATCAGCTAAGATGCCATCGTTTGCACTTGCTTCATACTTCGTTTTTGCCATACCATAGACTCTGTCTATACCTGCATGCATTCTACGAGGGTCACTTTTGTCAGCCCAGTCATAGTAAGCGATACCTTGGTCTACAACCATGTAACATGAACCAGCACCAACAAGTAAGTTGATCTCTGTCTCTTGCCCAGCACCACCTGCATAAGTTTTTAAATCAAAACTTTTAGTATTACCAAAGCCGTTAAACTTTCCACCAGAAGTAAGCACACCTGATTGTCTTGGAGTGTCTGTTTTTACATCAAGTAAAAGAACACCATCCCAAAAACCTAAAGCACCTGTAAAGATAGGATTTGTTTTTCCTCTCTCAAGAGCATCTCTTCTTGCCGCTTCCCAGTTTGCATCATTTTTGATATGTCTAGCCGAGTTTGTTCCAACGAACATAACATAGAACTCTACTTCATCATAAAAGCCCATGTTCTCATTTTGAGTAGTGCTCACTGGAAGAAGTGGTGGAACTGTTGCTTTACCTGCATAGTCTAGCCCTAGCACTGCTCTGTTTTTTGCCTCTTCTACATCTGTAGTAGTGATAACATCTGCTGTTACAAGGTTTGCAGTTGTAGCATCAACTGGATGTCCACATACAACGATGTTCGTACAGTTTGCACTCATAGCAGAAAAGAAAATCTTATCAAACTTACGAGTACCCCAGTTTGTCAGTGAAGTTTTTGCTCTTGACTTAAACTTACTTGAGTTTCTCTGGTTAATGATACCTTGAGTTGATGGTACTGAGTGCTGAAATCTATCAACTTTGATAAACATGTTAATGTCTTTAAGCTCTTCAGAACTTCCTGAAAAATCAACATTACCGATAGTCCCACTCTCTATAAGAGCATCTTCCATCTTCACACCGATAACAGAACCAACATCATCAATACTTTTTAAAACTGTTTTAATGATACTAGTCGTATCATCTTCAGTCTTTGCTATAAAAGGTAAAACCTTCGACTTTGCAATAACCTCTTTTGTTATTGACTTACTGTAACCTACACTCTCATCAGCAGTAGATAAAAAATCTGTTGCTGACAATCCACTAAAAACTGCCATGTTATTTCCTTAGTTTTTTTGTAAATGTCTTGAGACATTTTTATCTTTTGCCTACCCTAATGTAGATAGCAAAGTAAAGAGAGACACGGTTAGGGTTAGGCATCTCTATACTTGCTACCTACATTAAGGTAGGCTAAGATTATGTTTAGCTTATAAAGCCTATAGCTTTTTGCAAATCCCCATCCGCTAAAGCATCCATCGCTTCTACAGAACTCTTTTTTGACTTAATCATATCCTGCATCTCTTTGAGTCTTGCAGGGTCTTTCATGATTTCAAAGAACTTTTCAGTAGCTCTTATGTCCTCTTTTATCTCCCAATCATCTCGCTTTTTAGCTGGAGTAGACTCCATCTTCTCTTCCATCTTCTCGTTCATCTTTCCTTTCATTTCCATCATCATGTTTTCCTTTTATTTTTTTACAAGCCTAAAGCTTCTTGCAGTAACTTATCATCACTAAGAGTTCCAGTAGAGACATCAGTGTTACTTGGAGTCTCTTTTCTTAAGTCATTTACATTTGGGATGTTTGGTGTTGTAGATTTTTTAATGTTTTTTGGGTTAATGTTTACATACTTCTCATAAGTCTTAAGAAAAACATCTGCATAAGATTCTGAATCATTTAGGATTTTGTCTTGTTGTGCTTTAGAGAGGTCGTTTGTAAAGTATGCAGTCACTTTTTCATGGTCATACTCAGGATATTTTGCACTGACTTCTACTATAGCACTCTGTCTTTCATAGATGAGTTGTTTGTTCTCTTTTTCATCTTTTAGAGCCTGTATCTCATCAACTTTAGAACCTGACTTCTCAAACTCTTTGAGTTTATCATTTACAAGCTTCATGTACTTAGGCTTGTCCTCAAACTCCAAAGCCTGCTCTGCATCACTAAGGTGTGTATCGAGGTTATCATAAAATGTAGAAACATCAACACTCTCAGCTTCAAGCTGTTGTATCTGCACATCTATCTTTACTATCTCTTCGTTGATACTTAACTGCTCATCTGTAACAAGAGTTGTTTTAGTAAGAGGTTCTTTTGGTGTCTCTTCTATCTTTTTTTCACTAGATTCTTTAACTTCTTCTTCTTTTGGAGTCTCTTCTTTTTTTTCACCACCAAAAACAGTACTCTCAAGAGCATCAATATCCACTGCCTCTAATCCTTTTTCTGCATTACCCATCTCGTGTCCTTTAAATATAATTTATATAGGAGTATTGTAGTAATAAAAAAAAGATTAAGTGGGGTATATATTTGATAGTTTTAAATTTTTAAAATCCTAAAAAGTTACCAATTCCTTTCAATCCGTCTGATATTGAACTTCCAGCATTGTCTGCTACATCTTTTACAGATAATGTAAACTCATCATCTCCTATCACATCAACAACATCAAGGAAAAAATCACCTAGATTATTATTTTCTCCTTCTCTTATATTAGACAGGTCTAGTGCATCTTGGTCTACTGATTTCGTATAAGTTGGAGTAATCTTTAATCCAGCCTTTCCTCTTTCATACTCCTCAACTGTTATAGCACCTTCAGGGGCATTAGCCCTTTGAGATTGAGCTAGTTTTGCAAAGATGCTATCTTCACTTTGGGCACGGTTCCCTGCTGTAATATTTAACATTCTGTAAAGTTCTGCTGGAGATGTGAGTCTATTTTGTAGTATTTTATTGTAATTTTTGTCTTGTAGTCCTAAAAATCTTACTGTATTTAAGTCTCCAGTCTCATTAAACAAAGTGCCACCAGCACGAGGGGCATCATAGTTTACACCACCAGCAAACCAGTCATATATGCTCCCATCAATACTACTACTAACTACAGAAGCACTAGGTATAAGCTCATAGTTTCTTTGTAGCCCATAGAGTGGTAGTTCATCAGGAGCAGAAGATAATATAAACTCAAACTCTAATTCCCAGTAGTCAGACTCTGTTTTAGTTTTTTTATCATCTTCACTCTTAGATTTGTTATCATTTTTACTTATCTCTTCTTTAGCATCTTGTAAAGCTTTTTCAAATTGATAGTAAGCATCAGAGTACTCATAAGTTGGAGTATATTTTGTATATGTAAACTCATACCCATCATTAGTAGTAGCAGTTCTTATGGATTCTGTATATCCTGTTATATATGGCTTAAAAGGATTTTCAACATTATTGAGATTCGTTCCATATGCTTTTATTATATCCTCAGCATTACCAATATAAGTCTCATCAGGTAGAGTAACTGTTATTGGTGCTACGGTATTTGTAAAAGTTGATAACCTTTTTTGTATACTATTGTTTTTAATATCTTCAGAACTTAAGTACTTAAACTTATTAGAATCAACATTAAGATTACTAAAGTCTCCAGTTTGTCCTGCACTTCCACCAGTTGTTCCACCACCAGTTGTTCCACCACCAGTTCCATCATATACTACAGAAGACATTTATGTTGCCTTTACAGTCTCAGCTAAAGCTATCTCAGTACCATCTGCATTAAGTACAGGACTATAATCCACAGGAGAAGAACCTGAATTTATATAAATTTTTTCAAGCATATTTTTATATATCTTCCACATATCTGTAGTAATGACAAAACCACCAACGCCTAAGTTCCCTAATGTATCACTATAGTCTTGCATCGCTTTTATTCTGTTGTTATATATTACTGAGTATCCTAACTGCTTTTCTTGCTCTTTTACGAAATTTACATCTGCATTTAACTTCTCTTGTGTAAGTTCTTGAGTAGACTTTGCAACACCAGTAGTAGCAAGTGTTTTCGTTTTTACATCTCCAACCGAAGCAAGTCCATCTATAACTTCTTGATCAGTACTTACATAATATGTATAGTCAAAGTATGTATTTCCTGTAGTGAGTTTAGCAGCTATGTACTGTTCATCTTTAATAAGTAAATCTTTTGCTAATTGTGCATCTCTAGCAGCTGTTGCACTTGCTATGTCTAGTGCTTTGTTTGTTTCACTATCGGCTTGTCTTCCAACGAGTGTAGCACTTTTGTCTATTCTAATTCTCTCACTCGCTTTGTTAAGTAGGTCCTGAGTTGATTGTGCATCCCTTACGGCTGTAGCACTTGCTATGTCTAGTGCTTTGTTTGCCTCTGTAACTATCTGCTTATCTAAAAGTAAAAAACCTTTTATGACTTGGAGTGATTGAGTACTCTGGCTCATTGCTCCTATGATTATGTTTGATGCAGCAGTTGCTAAACTCTCATCCTCCATTTGAGTAGCTTCTTGTAACTTTTTAAGTTCACTCATCCCTTTTGTTAAAAATTCATCATATAAACTTTTAAGTTCAGTTGTATCTATTGCCATGTTTTTTCCTTATATTAAAGACTCTTTGAGCCTTATGTATTGCTTGACTTGTTTTAAACTTGTTTTATTGTTTTGTAAGTTTATGATGTCTGATTCTATAGAAGTTAATCTCGCTTGAATATCTGATATATCTAGTGTTATAGTTCCGATAGTAGTATTATTAAGAATATCTATAAGACCTTGCAGTTCACGTATCTTAACGAGAGAAGATGCTGCTATGTTATTGTTCATAATATTTTATATACTTCTCTTCATCAGGTTAGATAATTTTTTAGCTCTATTTGGAGTCTGTATCGCCCATTTACTATCGAGCATCTCTTCACTTGCACTTACATAATCAAAATTCTTTAAATGCTTCCACATTTTCTTAAATTTAAGTACACCATTAACACCCATCTGATAACTCATTTCTGAAATTACACTTTGTGCATTTAATGTAAGTTTATTAACAAAAGGCTCTTTTTTCTCAAGCTCTTTGATTTTCTCTTTTAGTCTCATCTCTAAGATTACTTGTGACTCTTCTTTACTTAGTGGTAGTTTTGTTCCATAACCTATAGTTGCAAAACCTAGTGTATCAGCATAAGGCATCCCACGAAACCCCTCAGACTCTTTAACGTTTTCTATTAACTCTTTCATTCTTTATCCTTGTTATCGTTTAGTTCTCTTAACATGTAAGTAGAAAATGCTTTTGTCAGCTCTTCTAGCTTTCCCAGCATCACATCGCTATTTTTAGTCATGTGTGCCAGTTCGCTGTCTATATTTTTTAAGTGTAGAGCAAGTTCATGTTTTGAAACAAATTTACTATCTGCTGTTTTTTCATCAAGAAGAGTTCCAAATTTTGATTCGAGTCTTGTAGCTCTATCATGGCAGTCATCTATTCTTCTAAACTGAGCATCCAACTTCCTGTCCATATCATGATGATAAACAGTGTCAGTCTCTAAGTGTGACTTTGCACCTTTTTCTAGTGAGTCTAGTCTATTCCTAACTATTCCATAACCAAAAGCAACAGCTAACAGTCCACTTCCCGCACTTATCATCCAACTCTCTAACATTTAGCTCTCCTTGTACTTACTAACTAATATGACTTTCATATCACTTTCCTCTAATCGAGTTTATAGTTCCACCACCAAAATAAAAAACTACTATCGTTCCTATGATTATGCCTACATTAAAAGTAAGTACAAGATTAAACAACGGTTCTAAAGATATTTCAATTATATTTTTCACTTCTACACCATTGCTTAGTTCTATATACTTATGTATAGAATTAAATACTACTATCACAAGACCTATTAAAAAAGCTAAAGAGTACAAAAACATAAAACTAAATGTAATGAACCTTTGAGCTATTTTAAAAGGTTCGTAAGCACCAAGCATTTTTATATGTAGTTCTCCGACCTTTTGCTTCATCTCTGCTTTTTCTTCATTGGTATATACAAGTTTATCACCCGTAGCTATAACAGCATCTACAACGCTATCTATACTTTTGACACTAAATATACCTTTTATTAAATCAAACATCTCTAAACCTTAGTAACTATGATTCCATACTCTAAAGCGTATAAAACCATAGAAGGTGCAAATGTATAAACAAAATCCATAAAGTCTGCTGTGTTCGTTTTAGGATTATAATAGTCATAAACTTCTTTACCTAGTGATTGAACAAACACTACACATATCGCTAAGTGTGGATTAACCATACCTACTACAATATATGTCAGCAAACCGTAAAAAGCATGATTTGCTTTATCTTGTGGCATCAGCATCCACTTGAGTACTTTGCTCATCTTAGTACCCTATTTCAGCTTTGAGACCAAATCCTAAAGATAAACACTCTTGTACATAAGCCTCATAAGCAACTCTTTTAGCATCTGCTGGATCTCTCTTACTCTGTGCAACTTCATCAGCAACATCATACTTTTTTGCTATTTCTGTTTTTACAACTTCACGGATACGCTTAAGCTGTGCAGAGTTAGTAACTAGTGCTTTAAACTCATCTTTTAAAATTACGGTTGCACTTATCTCTGTTGGCTGTTGTGCTATAAGTGCATCAATATCAGCCTCAACCGTAGACTCTAAACTAACAACACCTGTATCAAAAACATTAACTGTAACACTCACAACACCACCCTTGAACTCTAAAACTGAAAACTCAGCCTCAACTTTTGTAAACTTTACATACTTAAACATAACAAACTCCTCTTTGGTATTAAAATAAAATCAGGCATATATCTTAAAACTATTTTTCTAAAGTAGCTAAGAGTATTTGTGCCTTTTGCATGACCGATAATAGATACTATCGAACTAATATTTTTATCTATAACTGATTTTCTAAACTTGTACAATGTATGTTTTCGAACAAATTTTACACTTCTCCATGTACGATACCCCACAAAGTTCAAGCCTCTTTTTATCTTTAGTATATGCCAGTGACTTAGTTGCATTTTTAGCTTTTTATCAACAAACTCTTCACACTGTTTTTGTGCTATTTTTGCTTCATCTAAAGTTAGCCCTACCAGTACAAAGTCATCTACATATCTAACATAACTCTTTATCTTCAAAACTCTCTTTATGAAGTTGTCTACCTCATTCATATAGACTAGAGAGTACAACTGACTCAAAAGGTTGCCAATAGGAATGCCGACACTTGATCCATTTGCATCAGCAAAAACCATCATCAAGTCTATAAACTTCTTGTCTTTTATCCTTTTTTCAAATAGTCCTCTTAATATAGTTCTATCAATAGAGTAAAAAAACTTCTTAATGTCAAGCTTTAATGTATATTTATCTCCATCATACTTACACATCTCTTTTTGTGTATAAGCACTAGCCTTATGTGTCCCACCATTTTTTCTACAAGCGAAGCTTGTGTCTATAAACGTACTATTAAAAATATTATAGATGACTCTATAAATAGCATGTTGCACAACAAGGTCTCTAAAATGAGGTGCTAAAATAACTCTTCTCTTTGGTTCATACACCTCAAACTCTCTATATGGTTTTGTGGTATATGTTTGTGTTTTTAACTCTTCAAATAGTGCATCCAAGTTAAGACTTAAATTTTTTTCAAATAGATATGTTCCTACTTTTTTTCTCTTGCCTTTTCTAGCTTCTAAATATGCTACAAAAAGGTTATCTTGAGTAAAAGCAAGTTCATACAAGTTGCCATATCGTTTCGAGGTTCTTAGAATTTCTAAGCCATATTTTTCTTTCATACTTGCCATACTTTAATAAATCCCCTCTTTAAAATTTCGCTTTTAGCTGGACTCCACATCCCTCTTTTCCAATCTTGTTTTTGACATTTTAGGATTACAATAGAGTCGAAACCACCAACATTCGTGTTCGAGTTCGAAGAATAGTTATTCAAATTGAGGGCGAAAACCCCAGCATTAGAAGAATTATTCCAATTCCCACCGACAATCGGCACGAGACACAAAGCATGTTAATGTGATAGCCCATTGAGTTATTTAAAACTCTTTTAGTTCTTTTAGCTTGTTTATCCAAGCACCAATAATCTTACCTATTTCGTCTATAAGTCTCGATATAGCAAGGTATCTATGTTCAGGTTTAGCTACTTTTATGTTTTTAGCACCATTCTTAAAAGCAAAATATTCAAGCTCATAAGCAAGATTTATCTGCATTCTAAGTTTTTCATGCTCAATATCAAGCATCGTTAAAGAGGTCTTTTTGTGATACCTCTTTTGACACTCAGTAATTAAATCGTAAACGCGATATGCAGTATTTCTAATCCCATTAGATAAAGCATACTTCTCATACCGAGGGAAATGATTAAGATACATATTGAGTAACTTCATCATCTCCACAAACTTACGGTTCAAAACAACCTCTCCTTTACAAGCCTTTACCATTCGCTACCGCTCTCTATTACAGAGAAACAGAGGCGAAACCACCAACAGCCGTGCCCGAGATCGAAGAATAGTAAAGCAAACTGAGGGCGAAAACCCCAGACCTAGAAGAATCAGCCCAAGCCCCACCGACAATCGGCACGAGACCATGTCTCATATATTTATAAATATAATCATTACCAAACTCTGTTGTACCTGTAGCATCTACACCAAGAGCCGTAGGAATTCCACAACTAGCCATCTTGTACTCTTTGGAGTTTGTATCAGTAGAAAAGTTTAAAACTGTATTTGTCCCACTTCCAAAATATACTGTTCCGCTATTGCTATCTATAACCCCTGTCATATCTAGTAAATCATAGTTTGCACTATCAAGTAGGTTAGCAGATGTTAAACTATCTGCTCTTACAGATGTTTTTAATATTCTAAAATATCTTGATGAATAAACACCATCAGTAGCAGAAATAGCTCTCTCAAGTGCTGTACCTACTGTAAAATTATCGGCATCGGTGACTGCTGTAACTGTATAAGCTGCTGTGTTATATGTAGAACCACTAGCTGGAGTCCCACCGAAGTAGATAACATCGTTTACAGCAAGTCCATGACCAACCATAGCTATTGCAGTACCACCACTTGCAACACTAGCACCAGTTTTTGCAAGGTAGGTAAGTCCTGTAACAATCTTCCACATATTACCTGTCATATCTGCTATACCGCAGTCCTGACCATTGTGTGTAGTTTTTGCGAAATTTGAACCACTTCCCGTTAAAGAAGCATTGGAATAACCACTTGCTGTAAAAGTAACACTTGTATCATTTACATCACTGAGTGCATTAGCAAGATTTCCTTTTGGGAAGTATGGTAAGACATCATTATATGCACACAAAGCAGTCGATGCACCACTTTGGCTTTGAGCTAAAGCTATTAATTGCAGAGCAATCCATTCAAAAATAGTAGGTGTCTTATACCCATCAGCTCTACAAGCATCTATAAATCCTGCATAGTTATTTGCTGGTGCTGATACTAAAGCACTAATAGGATTGTGAGCAGAGTTTGTAGATAGTGGATCTAAATTTTGTTTAGATACCATCTTCCCACCCTCATTTCCTGCCATGTATTTAAAATGCAGAAAACCATTTGGTGAGTCAATAAATGCTCTTGGCGTTACATTTCCTGTTACTGCAATAGGACTAATGCTTATAACATTACCTGTCATCTTGTATGTAAATGGAGCAATGTATTCAAGCACACTTCCTTTTAAGTCCATAATAAGACCATAGTTTGGATGTGCGACATCTGCATGACCTGTAAGCTTTACATATCCTGCGGGAACTAACTCATCTTTCATGGCAGCAACACCAAAGCCCATAGTTCCAGCTACACCGATATTATAAGCTGTGTCCTCTGGTAAAATATCAAAATTGATATCAACTAACTTCTGTAAGCTCGCACCTGCATAGCTTAACTGTTCAAGGTCTGTACTTGTATCTGCAACTTCTTCAATTTTTCGAACAAGTGTATCTCTTGCACTTTTTAAACCCATTTGTAACTCCTTATATTTTTTGAACAGTTTAAAGACATGTTTTTGGTCATCTGCTTATAGGTTTAAACCTATTCCGAAACTCTGCATTTTAAATCTTCTAGCTACTTTAAAAGTATCACTATAGATGGTATTTACTTGATTATTTATATCATCAATTTTTAGATTTTTATATGTTTCTAAATCTGAAATTTTTAAGTCTTTGTAAGCTTCTAAGTCTATGTTTTTCAAATCCTTATAGGCTTCTAGGTCCACTACTTTTGCATCTTTAAATGCTGTGAGTTGAGTCTCTTTTGTTGTTGTGTATGTGTCAAGGTCGACTACTTTTGCATCTTTAAATGCTGTGAGTTGA